TTCGAACGGAATACATCAGCTTGTACTTCACGCAGTTTTTGAGAGCCTACGGCTTCATAGCCAGCAGTTGCAGCTTTAGCAGTTGACTCACCGATATTTTCGGGGTCATAGGTTGCACCAGATGGTGTAGAAGCACCGCGTGATACGGAGAGAATTGGATTAAGACCAGCAGCTCGAAGATCAGAGACTTCTCTTTGATGGGCAGTATTGGACATTCTTTCTTGAAATGCCATCTGAGCTTCTGCAGCAGCTTTAGCAGAATTGTTGCGTGATTTACCACCGAGCAGTGACATAAAGCCACCAGCGAGAGCACCTCCAAGAGGGCCGCCGAAGAATGAACCGGCAGCAGTAGCAGCTCCATTTAATACAGAGCCTTGTTCGGCATCATCTTGATCGAATATAGACATGATTTTAAAAGGGGGGTCTCCCCCCCTTGTCCTTTAGAAGTGATCGATTAGGCCGGGTACACCATAGACAGGCATCGGACGCGCGCAGCGCATACGGAAATACATATCTACGATGAATTTCGGCTCAGAAGGTACCGCTACGACACGATCGAGAGGTGGTGTCTCTTGAATGAATGTGGAATCAAGAACGGGAGCCGTTTCGAAATCTTGGGACAGATGCCAGGCGTCGAGCGATTGCGCAGCAGAGGAACGGAAAAGGCCAGTAATTTTTGACGGTTTGTATCTATATTCCGCGTACCTTTCTTGGTACCCGAAGACTTTGTCGTCATCAACAGATACACCCGTTGCATAGATTTCTTTTTGCAGTACCGCTTGCTCACCAATATGCGAGAGCGCCGGCCAGTAAAAGTCAAAGCGAGTTTTGCGACTCCACATACGATCGAGCCCTTGCTGATATGTGAGGTCAGCGCGTACTGATGCCAGGCCGATAATGATGCAATGTTCAGTAAAGGATGATGTAAAGCCATTTTTATGGGACGACACTGTACCCATTGCGGCAAGATTACCTTGAGGTGTTTCAGCATAAGTACCGCTCGCAGAAGTTTGAGGAATGGGAGTGATGTTAATGCGTGTAGAACCCCCCCCTAGAAATTCGGGGCGTTGAAGCCGGAAATCGGGTGAAACGACCCCGAAGTGACTTTTTATTAACTCTACGTACCTAGTTCCGCCTCTCGCATCACGCTCGTAGATTTTTTGAATCTGGAACGCTTGACGCAAGGAGTTAATTGTTGCTGCAGTTGCATTAGTAAGATCAGCGAATAGTTGCGCAGAATTTGTTGGTGGAGCATTACCTGCCAAGACATTGGCTGAATCAGCACGCATCGGACGCAGAGCATTGTTTACAGTGGACCATACGCCAAGTTCCTGGCTGTCGGCGCCGTTATGAGTAAGAGGAGCTTGGGAACCAAGAGGAATGGTTACACCCGGTCCTTTTTGCGGCCACGGGAGGCAAGAAGTAAAGTAGTCATGACGTTTGCCTCGGCGCATCAATGTATAAGCGGTATCAAGGTCAGGACCATCTCCTGTGGGAACGGTCAAAGAGTCTTGAAGGTTTTGGTCACGAAACCATTCGTTCCACACTAAATTCAGACAGCGTAAAGGCAAGGCAGAATGTTGTAGGTTCGCTACACCAGTGGGCAGACCGAGATAGTCATAAATGGATCCAATGGGATAGCCACCGACAGGAGATGTAATGGTGGGGATAGTGAAATCCGTTGAATCATTCGGATTTTTTTGTTCACCATTGAATTTTTGCCAGTTGTCCCATACGAGACGATATGGAATAGCAAAAAAGAATGTATCGAGATACATATTATCCATCAGAGGATAAATAGGCGTAGCCAGCCGCCCGAAGATATGGGCGTTAAGTTTGAAAGTATCACCAGGAAGCGCTTCGTCTACGAAGATAGGATAAAGATAACCACCATCTGCGAGTGTGGTTTTGTGTCCGTGTGAGCGATCGAAAGAAGAACGGGGAATGTCCGCTTTCGGTACTTGTGAGAATTGATGACTCATTACGCTTTTCATTTTTTAGTCCTTGTAATTTGAAGCCAGTCCAATAGAGACTGGCGAAGGGTTAAGTGTGAAGGTTGAGGTTTCATCGTTCCATTCACCAAGACAAAATAGCGTGTAATCAGTTGGGCATTGTCCAATGAATGATGTTGGGTCGTTAGCTGCAATTTTAAAAGACCGTTCCGCGATTGCTTGATTAGGCAGGAAGACGGGTGAATTGAAGGCGTTAGCTTTTGCATCATAAATAGAAAATATTTGATGGATCATGAGAAGCTCCGTTGTGTATTGGTTTTTGCTTTTGCGACTTCCTCTCGTACTGAGAGTCGTTCGGGTGTTTTTTCTGCGATGATTTTCCGGTCGATTGACCGTTTGATACGGGTTTTTTTGATTTGTTTAGCGGATTCTTCAGACTCCTTCTTAAGTAGTTTGAAATAGTAAGGCGGTACGGTTCCTTTTTTGCCGTCAACGACGACATGGTCGGATGGGAAGTAATCGTCTTTGAAGCGTTCGAACCAGCGTTTGCCAATGGCTGGACGAGTAGACATGTTGATGAATTCCGGTTGGAGCTTTTGAAGCTCTCCGGTTTGTGTGTCAAGGCGCTGATAATGTTCATCGGCGTAGTCACCATAGACTTTTTTGAAAACATACCCGGCTACATAATTAGCAGCTTTGAAGGTCAGGGCGCCGATCTCGCAGTTACCCTTAGTCCAGACTTTTTCGAGTGAGGGAGAACGGTAATATTGAACGTCTTTTTTCTTGCGCCAGGGTCGAGTATCCGCCGGCCAATAGCCGAAAAGAATGATGTGATAGTGCGGACGACCGAAGTTTTCCCCGTACTCTCCACAGTAGAGGTACGAGATTTTTTTAGGCGAGAGTGTTTTACGTAATCGTTTAACAAATAGTTGTACATCACGTTTCCTCAGTGTATGACCCTCAGGTAAATGATGGTCATCGTAGGTTAAGGTAACGACGCAAGAAGCGTCGTGCATTTTTGCCTCGTGAAGGCAACGGATAGCCCAAGATTTTGAATAAGCAATACGGCAGCCGATACACCGCCTGCAAGGTATTTTGATAGGTTGATCTCCGTAGCCTTGTTTAGAGTCGAACGCAATACCGCCATTGGGAGCGCGGTACGCGTCGAAGGGCCTGTAACAGGCCATCTCACAAGCGAATTCCACCCCGCATAGGCGCGGAGCTAAGGTTTCGCTTGTTGGTCCGGCTGGCAGTTGCAGTAAACAGGCGTTTGGAGCCTGACCGGGACATTTTGCGTCGTTTCATGTGAATCTCCTAAGTTGTTGAATAGACAGAAAATCAAGGCGATTTTCAGGATTAAGATTGTCACCGAAGTTCCTTGGTGTCAATGGGAGTATCCGATAACGAGTAGCCGGATACTCCCTTTTGGGTTAGTTATTCCGCCTTCGGCGGTTCGCTTGATTCAGACCTTTGGCCTGAATCAATGCGAGGATTGGTTTTAATGGGGTTAGGTTGATTTGTTTGGGTTGGGTTAGTGGAGAGGTATGTATTAGTGGCTTCTTCGTTAAGAAGGCCCATCTCCGCCATACGTGGGCGGTTTTCAGGGTCGTGGACGAAATCCAGGAATTTTGCTGGATTGTTTTCGAATTCGTTGCGAATTGAGGACGGTAAATCAGCAAAGAGCGATTTACTCTCAGCGACGATTTGCATTGCGTCTGTGAATGTTTGGCCGTCCAGGTCCTGAAATTGAGGAAGTTTATTTGTGACGTTGTCGATTAGGCCGGTACGCATGTACCGAGCCATGATTTGATTTATATCTGATTCGTCCTTGAACTCTTGCTTGGTAAGGCCAGAGCCTTTGAATTTAATTGAGACTCTGAGTTGAGGAGAGTAGGCATGACGGAATTGAAGTTTGTTTGTTTGTTGAGGTTCGTTTGATTCGTTTGTTTGTTTAGTTTGTTTTGTCATTTTGTTTCCAGTGTTTTGGTTGTTTGAGAATAGACCGAGATTCAAGAACGTTTTGTAAGGGGATGGTCACTCATTGCGAGTGCCACCACGGGGAATAAATCTTCCATTTTTGCCACGCGCTTGAGGTGCACGTTTTGGAGCAGGTTTTGGAGTAGGTTTGGTTGAAGGCTTGTTATTGCCTTGTCCAGGAGAAGGAAAGAGATCAGTAATATCGCTAAGGCCGCGAGCCGTATTAGCGAAAGTGCGAGCAATCTCATTAGATACGCGAGCAAGTTGATAAGCCTCGTTACCAGTAACGACGTTGTCGTTAATAAGACGTTGAGTATCTGCCTTGAGTTGCGCAATAAGATGAGGAATTTGTGAGGCTTGAGCGTTTGCGAGTTGGGCTTGCATACCCATAAGGTGCTGTTGAGCTCGTTGTGTGGTAATGCCCTCCCGATTGAGTGCCTCTCGAGATACGAGTTCAGAAGTTTGGGCAGCGAGGTTTGTACGTTGTGCTGCATGAGTTGGTATTCCTTCACGTATACTTGCAGCAGAAGCAATTGCAAGGTCCGCTTCCGCGGCTGCTTTTGCTGAATTTGCAGAGTTGAGTTCGATATTCGAACGGAATACATCAGCTTGTACTTCACGCAGTTTTTGAGAGCCTACGGCTTCATAGCCAGCAGTTGCAGCTTTAGCAGTTGACTCACCGATATTTTCGGGGTCATAGGTTGCACCAG